AGTAGTGTGCTCCACCTAAAACTTTTAAAATACTGATATAATGTGATAAATTTTGCTGATATCAATCTGTCCCCTACCACCCACCCTAAAAGCTGCTAAAGTTGTGGGCTATTGCCCTTTTTGCCAAATTCAAGTAGAAATTTTTAGCCAGATTCAATTACTCAATTTGTTTACATATTTATTCCGAATTTTGCCAAGAATTCACGAGCTGCAGCACTGACGTTAGTTTTCTTCCAGCCTAAGCCTGAGACAACTGTTAAAGCACTCTGAACTTCTGAGACTTTGCTCACTGTCCAACTGGATGCTTCTAACCCCATATAGCGCTGCCTCATTGTCTTTTCCAGATATTTTGGATCCATTTCTTTCTTTTGAACCTTGTAGATGCCAATTGCAAGTGGGTAGAATTTGAATGTTCCTAAGAACATTTCTGCACCCGGGAAGAATGATAAGTAAACTTCTTCTCCGTCTTTCCATGTTATGCCATTTTTTTCAGCCAATGGATTTATTATTTTTGTCTTTATAATCAATTTTTCTGGTTCACTAACTTTCAGCATTTTTTCAAGTAGATACCTGGCAAGGAATCCACTGAGGCGGTGGAGGGTAAGACCGTCGTCAGGAACTGGGTTGTTCCGGTTGCCAGGAAAATTCGTATTGTATACAGCAACCTTCCAGCCCCCAAGGTTAAGTGTAACCTCCCATTCACTTCTCTTTGCGAGACTAGTTTTAATCTCGCGTCCTTTAATGTAGAAGATTCGTATGTTGTCATAACTAAGCCCATTGGTGTGGATACGCTTAAAGTTAGCATATGCGACCTCTGGGTCAAAAGTACTGCTGGTGTTAGCAGCGACATCATGGAATTCAAGTTCTACCATTTAAAGGCAAGAGATTAGACCTGGAAACTCCTTTAAGGATTTGTAAATAGCAAGTTTGTAGCGTGGAGTACACTACT